AACACCTGTTAATGTAACATATGGTTGTGATGCGTCAGATAAACCTATTACATAGTTAACTGGAATAACAGAGTAGGTTGCATTAAGTGCAGGTAACCTACGATAGTAATGTATTTCTACAGTTGCATCTACTGCTAACTGTGGATGGATAAAGATTTTACCATCTTTCCACATCCAGTTGTATACAGAATATTTCTCACTGTATGCGTCAAAGAAGGTGCGGGTATCAGTTACTTCATGAAATACTTTACTTATATTAGATGGAAATGTAGAGTAAGCAGTACCTGCATCTTCTTGTGCTAATGTACGAATATAAATAAACTGTATAAGATCTTCTGGTATATCAAAAGAAGTATAAGCGTTACCAAAGGGTAAGCCTAAACTATTTTCTCCCTCATTATCTGCTGCCTCAATAACATACTCGATTGTTGTCTCAAGAGGTGGAATTCTTAATACACGATAACATTCGTCAGCTGCATAACCTAGGCAGTCTTGGAGAACGCTATCAGGAATAGAAGTTGCTTGCGGCTTGTTACTCCAATCTCTTACTTTTGCTACAATAGCGTCATACCTAGCTGTTGCCATGAATAATCTCCTTTAAACCTTTTTCATATTACTAGTTTGTAATAATGGATAGTCTGTCATAATTATATGTTTTAACTTAGTTAAGTTAGCAGGGTTAGACATAAAGTCTTGTGCGTGTACATCCAACCCGTATTTAGTTAAGATGTCAATGCAAACAATATCAGGTAGGATTGCAAAGGATCTATACTTCCTTCCGCTATGTGCTACTGAATCTAATTCCCTCTGCTGTTCAGCATAGGCTTTATAGTGCTCTACATTTTGTTCTAAGTTAAAATTCTTTTCATCTTGTGATACAACAAAGCTATTAGCGTTGTCATCTTGTGATCTAAATCCCATGTGTCCTCTTTATATTAGTTTCGAAGTGCAGTACTAAATGCACCGGCTACTGTAAAACAACCATACTCATACAAAGTATTTGCCCCATTATAAGCTGTTACTGCTGCTACAACAATAGCACCTGCCGTAGCATTTGCCCCATCATAGTAAGATACTGATGTTATAATACCCCGAACAACGTTAGGTGCTCGGTAGTCTGATCCTGCATCTAAGGTGTCGGCAGATGCTACTACTTTAACAACATAGTTATCAGGGATATAGGTACGAGTACCGTTTGTTGCTGTGATTCTTAGAAATTCCATATTTTCTCCTAATAAAAAAGGGAAGAGATTTCTCCCTTCCCTTTTGCTTTAAATCAGATTAAGCGCCTGATAGACCAAAGATTAGACCACAACCCTTAGGATTACGGCACTCTAGTGTACCTTCTTCAACGATCTGACCGATGATAGAATCACCAAGCTGACCTAGATCAACTTCTTGTAGTGGTCGTAGTGAAGCATAGCTAAACCACATTGGATCGTAAACGAATGCAGAGAAATTAGCTGCATTGGTTAGATTGGTGATAGGTGCTGCGTTAGAAATACCCATAACATAGTTAGGAACAACCATGATATCACCGAAGTCTGACATGTAAATCTCAACTGACTGACGGAGTTTCCCATCAGCGTCTACATTACGACGAACGTTACCATCACCTGCATTGCTTGAGCTAGATCCAGCTGACTGCGCCTTAGCTGAGAATACCCGACGATTAGCAGGGGAAATCATTAGCTTAGTGGCTTTACCACCGTTCTCATAGATAGCTTGCATAGCAGCATCAATTTGAGATAGTGTTAGGGATGCAGTCGCTGTGGAAGTAGAAGTTGAAAATGTACCGCAAGTACCACCACCCGGATTTGTAGGTGCTGCATATGTTGCACTAGATACGTTAAATGCGGTTGGTGGGGTTGTTCCACCAGTACCTGAGTAGTTAATCCATGCTTGAAAACCACCGAATGTGCGTGTACCTGAACCACTAGAATTTTTCCAACCATGTACTAGGTCAAATTCTACGTCACGACGTAGCTCAGTACCCCGCTTTTTAAGCTGATATGCGTATTCATCAGCAACACCTGCTTGATCAACAGCACGTTTAGTACCTGTGACGGTAACTGTTTTACTGTTAATCTGAGTGTAATTACCTAGACGAGTACGGAATGGCTCTGCTGTTTGAGCAGCATTTTGTGTAGCATATGATGTTCCTTCAGCAACTGAAGAAGATGCTGGAGGGGATAGCTCATCTGTCTGCCACTCATGAAACACTGCCGTAGCTTTGGTTTTACCAATAGAGCTAAGAAAAGGTGTCTCATCGCGGGAGATCATTGAGATAAAGTTTGCTAGGTCTTCGCGTTCACTTACGTTTACGGCGTTACCAGTAGCTGATGAGCTGCGAGCAGCGGCCTTAGGGCCACCCGTAGCGAATGATGTAGCTGCCATTTTGAATTTCCTTCATAAAAGATTTTTATAATTTTTTGCTTATTGAAGAAATACGTTTTAGAAAATCTAATTCGTCTTGTTTGTTACCTGATCCTGAAAGAACTTTAGAACGATTAATTTTATTGGATTCGCGCTCTCGCTGTGATTGTGGAACTCCGCTTTTAGTCGGGATCGACTTTACAGTTGATGCTGCTTTCCTTTTTACTTCACCTGTTTCTTTAGCAGTTTTAAGTTTACGGTAATCGTTGATGAACTTAACTATAGTCGGGTCATAAATTGACTCTAGTAGTTCTGTAGAAATACCTTCCTTAAGGGCAAACTCACGGACACTTTTCGCAACATTGTCTGAATAGTCGGGTATCAGCTTAGTGATATTTTCCCCATATGATTTCAGTAAATTTTGTTGGATCTCTGTCTGTCGTTGCTGTAGCTGCATCGCAATAGCTTTAGTCTTTTCTTCCCGATTGTTACGGGCTTTCCAGTACTGTTCTTGTACACCTTCACGTTGCTCTTTTAATTCACGAACATTGTATGTATCACCTTCATCACGCGCCTTATCGATATCAGCGGTTAGTTTATGATACTGTTGTCCAAGATTTGTTTCAACAGCAGTGAGTTCGTTATGCACGACTGCACCAATGTCAATAAGCTCTTGCAGCTTTTGTGTTCTTTCAAGTTCGACTTGTTTCTTCAACTCGCCTAACTCACGTCCCTTCTGAGATAGATGCTTGTCAGTAGAATATCCTTTACGGATTTCATCTAGGGATACATACTCAGTTTTACCGTCAACAGTGACGGGAACCTGATATTCCCAGTCGATATCTTCTTCAGTTGGTAGGTCAGAATTTTGGGTAGACTTATCATCCTCATCTGAGTTACCTTCTTTATCTTTTTTCGACTCTTCGTTTTCATCTAGGTCATTGTCAGATTCAGCATCAGTCTCGGGGACTTCATTTTCTTCCGATGCGTTATCTGGAGGCGGGACGCTGTTGTCTTCTTCTGGTAGAGATTCATTGGATAAACCTAACAGTTTAGCTGCTGGTGAATTCCTCATAATGTCATCAAGACTCTTTGCTTCCGACTCTGCCCTATTACTTCCGTCATCAAAGCTGGCACTAGATATTTCTGATGCTGGCGTGCTGGTAGAGAGATGTGATAGATTCATATTTTATTTGCCTTTGTGTCCGTTTATTGTTTGGCTGCTTTAGCTGCTCGCATCGTTGCCATACGATCTGCCGTTGATACTTCTGGTTGAGGTACTTCTTTCTCTAATTCATCAAGAATTTCAAGAGACCTACCTACATTTACCAAAATAGGGGCATAATTTTGTGCTCGTCCTGTTCCTCCGTTAGATCCGCAAATAGCGATTTCTCCAATTACTTCAGTACGTAGCCGTACAAGCACTTCTCGTGCCTGACTAATTTTACTCATTGTTTTCCTTTTCCCCTGCGCCGCTAGCGTCTTTGTTTTGTTGAATGTACTTTACATTGTTACCGTAAGTTTCAATGCGTACTAACTTTTCTTTTACACTACCTAATGCCATAGCAGTACTGTATAAATACTCTCTTTCTTTTGTGGCATGAGGTTCTGACTTTAACCAAGCTACAAAGATATCTGATAGAATATCTCCGTAGGCTTCATTAAAGAATACTTCTCGTTCTCGTTGAACGAATTGTGCTTGACCAAGAGCTAATTGGGAGTCCCTAAATGGTTCTACCTTATAACTCCCGTCTTCATGGTTTTGTCGAGGCTTAACCTTCTTGTTAAAGGCCTCACGATATTTATCCATTTATTTCCTATTGTGGTTGTGGTGCCATTGCTGGCCCCGGTAAGTTAGGTGGTGGTGTACTCCCTTGTGGTGGAGATGCATCACCTGATATATCTGATGTGATAACTTCTTTAGCCATATCAAGGAGTTCACCAATACTTTGCCGTGGAGGTAATTCAATACCTTCTTTAGCTGCGGCTATGTATAGCTTAGCCCACTCTTGTTGTGATTTGTCTAGTGCAACCATCAACTGTTTGGTGTTATCTTGCATAGCATTCTTAGCTTGTACATTGGTTAGATCTAGAGTAGCTTGAGCCTGAGCTATAATCAACATAGCTTTTTGTTCTTCCAGCTTTTGTTTCTTCTCTCCAGCTGCTATCTCTCCATCCCTTGACTTTTGTGCTGCTTCTTTAAACTTAGGATCAGTATAGTCAACTAGATAGTCTAGTGGATCTAAGTCTAGTGCTTCCAATGTTTTACAGGCAATCCTTATTGCTGCTTCTGGGTTAACTGCTCCACCTGCACCCGCTTGAGTCAAGGCGGGAATTAACTTCTCACCAACTATCTGCATCTTCTTAACGATATTACTGTTGCTGTTATCACCGACATCAGCATCAATATACATCATCATGTTGTCAGGTAGTGTGCCGGGATCTACTGATTTAAATAAATCATTTTGATCGTAATACTTTGTAACTTTACCACGTAGTTTAGTACGTAATGTTTTGTATATACCATCAACTAACCTAGTGAAACCTGTCTCTGCAAACCTACGGGCCATATACTGGATACGTATCTGTGCAGCTGACATAGCCCTCTGCATCTTTTCCTCTGAGTTACCCGAAACATATAGGGTATCGTTAAGCCCTTGTGCGGCTTTAGATAGACCTGTAGCTTGCTCTTTGTGGAGCTGAAGCATTTCTAGTAGAGGTACTGTACCCTGACTAATAGTATCAGGAGTGAGAGCAGCTACAGCACCTTGTGGGTTACCATTAGTAGCTATGATCTGCTTAGGCTTCATGTTTTGAAGAGCAGAGAAGTCAACCACATTAGGATCAGCTAATTTAGGCGAGTAATTTGTTAAGTATACATTCTCGACGAATCCACGTAGGATAGCAGTAGATGCTAGTGTGGATGGTCGAATCATATCAGCAACTGATAGACCAAAAAACTCGTGTGGTACTTCAAAAGGACAAAGAGTAGCTAGGGGTATGCTCTCACAATCTTCTTCTAGTAGGATCGTTGATCCTGCTATGATGAAGTGTTTTAATTCAGCAATACCATCACCATCTCGGTCAACCCTTAGCCAGCATTCAATAACTGTTAGTTGTCGGTTTGCCTCTGAGGGGAATAATTCTCGGGAGTTACCACCTAGCCAGTATTCTTCACCAACAAGTCGCTTACGTGCTGATTGTTCTTCCGTATACTTAGTAGCCCAGTCATAACTTCCATCTCCTATCTCATCCCAATTGATAGCTTCAGAAATATCGGGGAAGAACTTACGTACTTCCGACCGTGTCATATCTATCTGAATACCTACGAATGCAGCATCATCTAGTGAGTGTGCATCTCGGGTAATACGGAAACATTCTGGGTGAACATTCTTGATGAGGATACGTGTCTTGTTGTGCTTTCTTTTCAGTCGCACGTCCTTGTAGACAGTCGCATACTCGGCATTACCTGTTTCTGCATTTGTGGATAATTCTTGCTCAGTT